GGTATCTCTCCTCTCACATGAGTATACAGAGGTTTATTAGGATTGCATTTTTCTATTGAGCCTTTCTTATGTAGGTCTGCATAAGGGAGTATAGTACCCCAGTCATACTCAGTAGTTTCATCTACAATCTCAACTAAAGGATTTACAGCATACGTAGCTCTCTTAAGATTAGAAAAGAAAGTCTTGTTTTTCTTAGTCGCTTCATGGTTACCATCAAATATAATTGTTGGTATGTTAACTCCTCTCACAAAATCAAAGTAAAGTGTGAGTTCGTCCATAGAAGGCACTCTATCAAATAAGTCTCCACCAATGATATGCATTTCAAAATCAGGCTCCAAATCCATGATAGCCTCAAAGAAAAGCTTGTATCTAGTACATGCCCATGCCATTGGTACATTCTTTTGACCTAACTTAATATGCCAGTCTGCTGTAAATAAAATCACGCTACAAATTCGTCCTCAGGTTGCCAAGAACACCCGGTGAGTCCACCAGATTTAAGTGCTTGTAAAGTTCTAAGGATTTCTTCAGCATTTCTGCCTGTATCTAGTGCGTTAACTGATACATGTTGTATTACTCCATCAGGATCAACTATGTAGGTTGCTCTAAGACAAACATTTTCGTTTTTGTCTACTATTCCTAATTTATTAGCTAATACTAAACCACAGTCGGCAGCAAGAATATGTTTAATATTTCTTATTCTACCATCAGCAGTTTTCCATGCTACTTTGCAAAATTCATTGTCTCCACTGATTCCAATAACATCTGCTTCTTCTACTAAAATATCCATGGCGGTTATTTCAGTAGGGCAAATGAAAGTAAAATCTTTGGGATAAAAATATATTACATGCCAGTCATCTGGTGTTAACATATCTATATCCATGAATGTATTGTCTACATTTACACCTATAAGATGCATATTTGGAAATTGTTCTCCTACTCCTATCATAATTATCTCCTAACTAATACTAAACTCACTATCTACATCAGATGGTGCTTCTGCTCCATCTTCAGGTTGAGTTACTCTTTGCAGTAGCTCTAACTGAGCATCTGCTGTTGGTCTTGGAAGAACATCGTCCATAGAACGCAAACCAGCTATAGCTGTTTGTTCTTCTTCAGTCAAAGGTCTTGGTTTACATTTAAGAGCTTGTAATCTATACTCTACATTGAAAGCCATAGGCCCTGTTTTTACTCTTTGAAAACAAACGTCCCAACCTGTTTCAGGGTCGGTTGGATCGCCTAAATCTTCTGCGGCAACCATTATCTGTTCCATGAGTTTTTTCTTAAGATTAACAACTTTTACATTGCCATCAGCTGGGTCAATAGCTTGAATAGCGTATGCCCAACCACATTTTAAGTCAGGAAAGAACTCTCTTACATAGTCCTTATCCTTATTATTGAAAGTTTCTGTATCTCTATCGAAAGCAAGACACTCCATAGGAATGTTTTTATTGTTTTCGCCTTTAATCCAGTAAACATATCTAGGCAGTATATCTCCTACTAAACGAAACTTATTGTCTCCTTCTTTGTAGGTATACTGGTCTATCTTTTCTTTTTTAGCAGACCCTTGGGCCTGGTTAAATTTTATTGCCATTATTTTCTCCAATTAGCGTTATCTTCAAACTTAAAGTGTACTAGACCATCTTTGAGATGAAGCAGTCTGTTGCGATTTACTATCGTTGTGTCAACAGGTAAGTGTAGCAACTCTAGTGTTGTCTTACCTGATTGCATAAATTCAAAGTAATTACGAAATGAAGCAACTGCAATATATTCTGCAGCTTCTTGATTACTGTAATTTCTTCTTTCTACCAGCAACTGTCGTGGATTACACAGAAAGCTATCCCCGAGAAATGACTTCCCAAAGTACTTATATGTTTTGTCCTTTCGGCTGGCTGGGATTCTCTTGTAAGTCAAGAGGTGGATAATAGTGAGAATTGAAACACTATCGCCTTTCGTTTCTCTTAATATCTTTTCCCAATTATATTTTATCATATATTATAACAAATTTTTTAACTCGTGTCAAGTAATATTTTTCGGAGGTCTTTACAAGGTTGATATTTCATACCCTTGTTTAATATAGTAGCCCAGTCGTTGACTAGCCTGTCTCTTTGCAGTTTTTCCAATTAAATTAATATCTACTATTGCGGGTTGTTGTTTTCCTTCATAATCTCTAATTACTCTTCCAATTAGCTGAGTAAGTAGAGGCTCATTATTTACTGGTGTTGCCAGTATCAAACAGCTTAGAATATTTAAAGAAATACCTTCTGAGAATATTGATTGTGTCCCATACAGTATGTCTTTATCTTTATAAATCTGTTGAAGTATTTCTGGTCTTTCTTCGTGTGGTATATCTCCCGTTACATAAACTGCGTTATCACCAGTGAGTTTCGCACAGTTTTTTAGGAAATCTACTCTATCAGATACTACTAACACTTTATGACCTTTGGCAGCGTATGATGCAGCAGCCATAGCTATAGAGTGTTGGTACTCTGGGTTATAGGCTAATTCATTTACTCGATTAGCCCATGGGATTGATGTTCCATCAATAAACCTTATAGGTAGTTGTAGAATATCAATTTTTGGCACCATAAAGTTTTCCTTTGGTGGTTTAAAAACATTGTCTCCAAAATAATCTCTAAAGACAACATGTTTACCATCTTTTCTTTGTAAGGTGCCTGTAAGTCCTATTTTATATCTAGCACAGGACTTATCTATAACTCTTGAAAATGTTGAAGATGATACATGATGCATTTCATCTAGTATGATTGTTCCAAATTCTTGTCTCAACTCTTTAATTTTTTTGTATAAAGATTGTATATTCCCTACTACAATCGGAGGTGAAATTTTGAAATTTCCACTACCAACTATCCCTGGTTCAAAACCAAAGACTTTCTTTACTTCATTTTCCCACTGCTTCCGTAAAGGAACGGTATGTGTTACTACAAGTGTTTTCTGACCTAACTTACCAGCTATTGCTAAAGCTGTAAATGTCTTTCCCCAACTGACCCAAGCGTTTATTATTGCACTATCTTTTACTTCATCATATACTAACTGTTGACTTTCACGCAAATCAAATGCAAATTCAGGAAACTCTACTGGTTTCTCTATACGCTTGTCGACTATTTCGTAGTCGTTTGGTATTAAATCCTGTCTACCTATTGGTATTGCTATCATACCAGGTCTAATTAATGCCATATTTTTTATTATAAAAGGTGGGTCATTAAATTTAAAAGATGGAATAGCATATGTTAATTCTTCATCAATCTTCTTTTGTGTATGCGGAACCACCTCCATGTATATTCTATCGCTGAGTACTGCTTTCATTTTATCCAGTGAAGTCCTTGTAACTCCTTTATATCACTCCATACAAACCAAGCATAGTCAATAGAGTCTGTTCCTTTTCCTGTAAACGAGGGTCTTTTACTTAGTATGTACAATCCATCAGGAGGAAACTGATTCCAAAAAGGGTATCTTGCTTGCGATCCCAAGAAATTTATTCGTAATAACATTATTACTGTTGGAGCCATTGTCATACTATGCTCAATAAATTCTTGTGCCAAACTAAATGGAGGATTAGTAAAAACTAAATCATATTCTCCATCATGGTCAAAAAAGTCTTTTCCCTTTTGTATTTCACACCAATCTGTTTGTACTCCTTTATTTTGTAGAAAATTTACTATTCTATCATCACCAGAACAAGGTTCTAATGCAGTCTTGAATTGACTCCAATTTATGGGTAAATGTTCATAACACCACTCTGGTGTTTGATAATAGTCGTATTTATGTCTCATCTCCAGTCAGGCCCACTATACCATTGCACTAATGAGTATCTAGTACCTTTTGTTACAGGAACTACTTGATGAACTAAAAAAGAAGGGAACACTACTATAGTTCCTCTGTTTCTCAGTTGTTCTGCATTATCTGTTAGTTCTTTTCCAAAAAAGTTTTTTATCTGAAAGTCTCCACCTTCATAATCATCTGGGTGACTAAGTTGTACAGTAACTGATAGTTTTCTTACTGGTACACCATCTGGTAATGTAACATCAGTATCTCTATGCCACCCATATCTAGACTGTAATCCATATATGGAAAACTGTACTTTTTCACTTTCTGTTATTACATAGTTCCACATAGCTTCTGTATTTGCTGTGCCTACATAACTTCTTAATAGTTTATCTACTGTGTGGTCTTTTTCAAACCAACCTATACTACCCTGTCTTAATTCTGGGTCAGCTGTATTATTACTATTTACTCCTGCTGGTTTAAAATTATCTAACGCTAATCCTTCTTTGATTATCATATCACAGGCTTCATTAGGCAATACACTATCCCAAAAATAAAATGGTCTTTCTACTACACTTCTCATTTATATAATTTTGTACTCCAGGGGTTTACAGCTATAGATACTCTATGGCCATCAAAACTGCGGACTCTATGTTCTAGTCCTTTCTTAAATATTACTAATCTATTTGGTTTTGGCACAATTTCTATACCATCTTCAAACACTAACTCACCTCCGTATAGATTTTCAATCTCTAAATAAAATACTGTAGAGAATAAAGGAAACCTACTAATTCCATGTTTTAGATATGCTACTTCATCTTTATCTTGGTGCATATCATTCGGTTTTGTATTTACATGAGTCCAGTATTCATACCCTAATACATCACTAGGTATATTTTCATACTGAGAAGCTCTTTCTAATATTGTTCTACACATTGCTTTATGCTCATGTTGTTCTTCCCATTCAAAATATCCTTCTCCTTCTTTCGAAGCATAACCACTAACAAATGGAGCAGTGCTTCTATTTATTGTAGTTCCAAAATGTTTTAATAAGCGTTCAGGGAATAAACCATCTACTATATGTATCATCTTTTTACCCACTTAGAGCCATTCTCTTCTGCTTCTTTAAAAATAATATTAGTAAATATTATTGGTATTATAATAGATAAATGAACTATTATAGAAGTAAGAGTATTATAGCCATACCAACCCATATAGTAAGTTGCTATGAAACCAAATATTACTGACCAAACTACAAACAATACTAATGTAAAGTATGCTTGTATTGAGGGGTCAGGTATATGTCTAAGTGGATTGAATCTATTGTCCATGACTAAACGCCAACAGTCAATGACCCAAAATAATAATTTTTTCATATCTTTCTCCAAGAATCTTTTTCTTTTTTATTTGATGTAGAATACAAAACCCAAGGCATACCCTGTCTATAAAGTATGCCTGCCCATGTTTCTGTATCTTTCAAAGGTCTATCTAGTGTAAAAGGAAAAGGGCAATCCTTTATCCAAAGTATACTAGCTACTCCTTTCTTATCAGTTCTTAGTATCTTATGATACTTTAACTGTGTTGTTATTGTTTTTTCTTTTGTAAATACATATCCTGCATTGTCAATATAATTACTGCCTTTATGTCTAAGAAGGGCAGGTATATCTTTTATCATATACTTCAAAGGATATATACTATTCATAGGCGACTGTAATCTTCTCATACCAAGTGTTTCTCCTTTCATATTTGTATCGTCTAATACTTTGTTTTCAATCCAAAGTAATCCATCTGATAATACAACATCATCAGTATGGATTGTAAATACAGGAAATACTATCTTATCATATATCATACTTGGCTTCAAACTTGCCAAGAGAGTAATCATCATGCACATCAAAATCACACCCTACAGGGCAACCTGGAATACTAAATCCTCTGTCCTTTTGAACATTTCTTTTTAGTATTTCACAATACTCATCAACATATGATTCTTCTACTTCTGCTAATATTGAATCGTGTACAAGTGCAAATATTTTTGCTGGTTTACCTTTGAGTTCATCATGCGCATCAATAGCACCTAATAAGTTAATATCAGAAGCCACAGACTGAACTAGAAAATTCATGCCTGACCTAACTTCATGTCCTTGTATGCCTGCATTATCAGAGTTTACATTTGGTAATCTTCTTTTTCTACCTAAAGCAGAATAAATAAATCCATTGTCCATAATAAATTTACTAGAAGTATCTATCCATTTCTTTAGTCTATGGAACTGTCTAAAGTAATCATCAATAACTTCTTGTGCTTGTTGTTTACTAAAATAACTACCTGAATCTCCAGTAACCTGTTGAGATATCTTTGCAGGGCCAGCTCCATACATAATACCGAATGTTACGGCTTTTGCAGCCTGTCTTTCTGTGGCATAATGTTCAGCCACTTCATCAGCTTCACAAGGGAGTGAAAATACTAACTTAGCAATATTACTATGAAAGTTACCACCCTCTCTAAATATATTCATAAGATTTTCATCTTTTGCTAACACAGCTGCAACATATACTTCTGCTGTTGTTAAGTCCATTGCAACAATCTTGTTGCCTTCTTTTGCTCTGATACAACCTTTAACAATAGGATTGTCTCTAGGTATTTGTTGCATATTCATCTTACCACTAGAAGATAGACGACCCGATGTTGTGCCATGCAGATTGAAACCTGTACGCAGTCTATCATCTCTATCAAGTTGTGGTAATATTTTATCCAAATATGTATTCTTAATCTTTGACTTTTGTCTTATGCTAAGAATATGCTTTGGTATTTCATGTTGTTCTGCTAATTGTTTTAGCACTTCTGCATCTGTTGAGTCTGCACCTGTGCCTGTCTTTTTACCAGTAGGTTTTAGTCCTACATAATCAAACAGTAGTTGTCTTAGTTGTACTGTGCTGTTTGGATTAAACTGTTTTAAATGATATGCTTCAAAGTCTTCTACTGCTTCAAATTCGTATAGTTCATTTACTGCTTCATCTATTTCTGATTGCATCAAATCTCTTCCTTTTTCTAATCTATCTCTGTCAAAAGGAACTCCATGGTCTTGTATATCTGTTAGAAAACGACAACCAGGTATTAGTATATTTTCATATACTGACCATAGTTTTGGATTCTTTTTAACAGCTGGATATAGTTTCTCAAATACTAATAAAGTTACTACTGCGTCCATAGCAGCATATGTTTTCATAACTTCAAAGGGAATACTATCCCAAGTGAAATCTCCTTTCAGTATTCCTTTTGACTTTCTATATCCATCAATCCAGTCATGCATTGGTTTCTCGTAATCACCGTAAGGTGTATACTTCATTGCAAGTTGTTTTAGTCCGTGTGTACCTGGCTGTTCTTCCAAGCAGTAGTGAAGAAGCATAGTATCTTCAAAGTGTGGAAACTTGAAGTTGAAATGATACTCAAAGAAAGCTAAGTCAAACTTAGCATTATGAAACACAACTTTCTTTGTGTCAAATATCTTTTGCATTATTTCTTCAATGTCTGGCGTAATAACATCAGTTAGTATATAAGCACCCATATCCTTCTTATAAGATAGACTAAATCCAATCATATATCCATCTCTAGGATAAAGTCCTGTTGTCTCTGAGTCAAGTGCTATAAACTTGTTTGGGTGGTCGAGTGCTGCTTGCAAGAATTTTCTTGCCTCATCTTCAGTATCTATACCCAAAGCTTGTTCTTCTGTTATTTGTGCTACTACCAAGTCTCCACTAATAAATTCTTGTATGTTCTTTTTGCTTTCTTCCCATAAAGGTTTTGCCTCAGGTTTAAATGAAAGCATAGCAGGGTTGATTACAGGAAGAAACTTATCTTCTACACATCTACCACTATACTCTGTAATAGAATTTACACTTGTGTAATACTTTAAGGCTTCTGAGCCAACAAGTACTACCCAAGTGTAATCATCAAGGTTAATCTCTATATCTACGTCTGCTTTTAAAATCTTTTTCTTTCTGGCATCTGAGCACAGTGCATATCTATCAAACTCAAATGCATCATCAAAACGGTCTGCCCAATTAGTTCGGGAGAGTTTTGATTCAATAATTGCTACTTTTGTCATTGTTTTTTCCATTGTATATATTATAACAAATTATGAGCGCCATGTCAAGTAATATTTTCGGTTAACCATATAACCTATCCCTGAGACTACTCACCTTTGCTAGTGCAAGACCACCTGGGTCTATATTAGAACCTAGATTTATATTTCTAGGTATTAGTCCTACTTTTTCTGCTAATACTTTTAAATCTTCGGCCGCATTCTGTCCAGCTTCATCTCCATCAAACATTATATCTACTCCTGCTATATTTTGCATTTTAAGTATTGATAGTTTGTCTGTGTCTATGTTTTTTGTTCCGAAACAACATATTACATTCTGTAATCCTTTGTCCCATAAATTTACCATATCAAATATACCCTCTACTAATATTACTTTGCCTTTAATCGGTTTTACATTAGAAGGGTACAGTGGTAGCTTAGCTTGTGGAGGGTATATTAGATACTTAGGTATCTCGGTCATTGTCATGTGACGACCATTAAAAGCTACCACTTTCCCTGTTATATCACGAATCGGAAAGACTATACGTCCATTGAATTGTGAATCGTGATGCATAAAAGCATCAAAATGCTTATATGTTTCTGGTTGTATTCCCCTCCAGTTGCCTTTATAAGGCTGAAAACCTTTAGGGAACTCAAAACCTACACTTGCAGAGCGTTTTTCTTCTATTGAGGTTTTCAACTTTTGTCTCTTTATCTCTAAGAAGTTTGCTGCTGCACCAAAATGTTTGAACAAATTACCCTTAAAACCACAAGAAAAACAATTAAATATACCTGTGATACTATCAATACGCATACTAGGATTGTTATCCTCGTGGTCGGGGTTAAGGCATTTGACAACAAAGTCTTGACCTGAGACTTTGAAGTCAATGCGTTTTTCTTGTAGAAGTTCGTCTACTTTCATTATCCTACTAGCAATGCTCCTATCATAAACACTACAAAGAATGGGAAAGCAACCAAACTAATATTCATCAATATTTCTTCTAGTTTGTCCATCTCGTTTCCATTTTAATTGTTCACCGATATCTTCATACTCGGTCATTTTAGTTCCGTCTTTATCTACCTCGGTATTGTAATAAAGAGATTTAAATACTACTTCTTGCATTTGAAACCAAATAGCAATAGTTTTACTTGTAAACTCTTTATCAGGCCAAAGATAAAAACAATTCCACCAGTCCTCTAAAAATCTGTGAACAGTTACGTCCACAGTAAAGTTTGGATACTGTTTCTTTATTTCTGCCGCTGCTCTTAGTCTTTGACTTCCAGCTAACGGGTACCACTCCTTCATACAAAGAAGTGGATTTGTTATACCATGTAATCTAATACTCTTCATAAGTTTTTCGTTTACAGGTACTTGCATTATATTTTCTGAAACTTGTGGTTGTTCCAATAAAAAATCTGTACTAACAGTCTGTATCTCAAAAGGAGGTACTGCTACAAGACTTGCGGCTTTCTTACCAATTCTATCACTAGCCACTAAAATCCGCCATTGCTCTATAGAAACTTTCTAGTAATGTTTCTTTTGGTTGTTTTTCTCCAATCCATAAAAACTGTCCTGTTTCAATTACTTCTCTTTTAATACGTCCATCATTGAATCTTGTATCTATTACTCTACCATCTTGTCTGTCTGAATACCACATGGTAGTAGTGTTAGAATCAAATCCGTGTATATCTTTTATTTGGTTACCCCAGGCTTCTGCAGCGAGTTTATCTCTTACTGCACTTACTCTATCATTATACTGAGTCATGTATATCTTCTCCTGTAGATAGGCTATCTTTGAGTGCGTCTCTATCCTTTGGATTCATTGTGGATTGGGGGCCTATCTTTAGTGTTTCCCAATCCATGACGCTTGTAAATCCTTCCATTTTTGCACTACGCATTTTAGTACAATTGAATGTGATACACTCATCTTCTGGTGACCATGTTTCAATAGTAAACGCTGCATCAGCAGCATCTAAAATACCTTTTGCAAATCTTGCCTCTCCTGTATTGTCTGTCTGATAAGGAGAGAAAACTGGCACTTCATATTCTTGTGCCATGCTTTTTAAAGTCTTACTGACTTCTATTTGTTCTGTCCAGTCATACTGTCCTGAACGACTTGGTGCATTACTTCTTTTTACTTGGTTTAAGTAATCAACTATAATCACACCGTAATCTCTTTGTGCCACTCTGCTCTCTAGTTCTTGTCTAATCTTTGCTAAACTGAGTACAGGATCGTACACTACATCTAGTTGTCTATCATTATTTAGAGGCAGTGTTTGTAATTTTTTATGGAATCCGTCAAAATCTTTATTATCATAAAATTCTGGTAATAATTCTGTACCACCTTCAAATCTTCCTGCCCACCATTCTCCCACACGATTCCACTCAGTAGTGGTTAAGTTACGAGTTGCTAATCGAGATATAGGTATTCGTGCTCCAAGTGCGCACATTCTTTGCAGAATAGAACGACTATCCATTTCTATAGTAAAATAAATACTACTTCTTCCCTGATTATAAACATTATTTGCAATATTTACACAAGTCAAAGATTTACCAGCACCTCTTCGTCCTCCTACTAATACTAAATCTCTTGGAGAGAACTTCATGGACTGGTCATAGTCATCATTTAATCCTAAGGGTAAGAACTTTTTCAAGTCTTTTTCTGAATCAAATAGTGCAATAGTTTGCATATTTTCTTCGGGTGGTTTTAAATCAACACGGTCTCCTATATCTAATACGATATTTTGTAGAGCCTCTACATTTTCTTCAGCATTAGATATAGCGACAGTCTTATCTATAAAACTATCTAATTCATCTAGTATTTCTACTTGTGTGTATTCATTTTTTAGATACTCTAATAATACCCACGCGTCTACATCAACCTCAACGGCTTCTATTGCAAATACTTTTTCTTGGAGTTTTCTATCACGAATGGATAGTTTAAGGTCTTCGAAGGTAGGTAGAGCATTGAAATTTTTTATGTGAGTATCTATCACTTTGTAAAGCGATTGATATTCTGCAGATAAATAATTTTCTCTTAGGTTTCCCCAAGATTCAAAATCTTCCTGCGTAATTATTTGCTTCAACAGAGCTGAAGTTAAGTTCAATGTCTACCCTCCCAGATATAAGAGAACAGGGGAAAAGTCCCCTGTTCGATTGTTAGAAAAAATTTAGCTAGATGCTTTCTCTTTTCTAGCAGCGCCATCGTAGTCAGCACAAGTTAAACCTCTACGGGTTAACATTGTTTTTACGCCTCTTACGGTTTTGCCAATTTCATCAGCAATATCTTCAACATTCATGTTTTGGATATCACTAACCTCAGCTAAAGGATCAGCTTTGCTTGAACCTTTAGTTTCTTTTTGCTTAGGTATAGCGTTAATATCGCCACTTCTAAGTAAGCTAAGCGCCTTACCTCTGATAGAATTAACAGATTTACCGAGGGCTTCTGCGATTTCTTCAACAAAAGACCCGTCGTTTACCATTTGTGTAAATGTTGCTTCTTCTTCGGGAGAGTAAGTTCTAACAGATTCTGGCTTCTCAGCTGGTTTTACATGAGAAGTTAATTCCATAGAAAGAATTTTTCCCTGTATTGATTTTGCAGAAAAATGCCCATTCTCGAAAGAAGCAGCAATGTCTGCGTATGTGTACTGACCTGAATTGTCTTGTACAAATTGTGATAAAGTAGCTTCTTGGTCTTCAGTAAAAGTTCTGTTAGAAACTGAAGAGGCAAGCTCTACATCATATCCCATTTTTCTTAGCTTTGAAGATACACTTCTTGTAGAAGTTTCTAAATCTTCAGCGGCGTCTGCCACCATAGCTTGAGAAATAGGGCTTGTGTTGCCGACGAAGTCCACTAACTGTTGTGTTCTTTCGTCTGTCCATTTTGGTAATGCCATATTTATGTCCTATATTATTTCTTTTAAGTTTGTTATTATTTTAACACCCCTATCTTGGGCTGCTCGTGTTTTTGCAGATTCTATTCCGCTTTCGTTGACTAGAATATTTACATCTTTGGTCAAACTGCTTTTTACAAGGTAGCCCATTTTTTCTAATACTTCTGTTGCGGCTGCCTTAGTTTTATAGCTTTTTAGTTTACCTGATATGCATACTGTTCCTTTTAATAAAACTTCTGTCTTCGGTTTTTCTTTTGTTTTCCAACTAAAAGGTAATCTATCTAAACCGTCTGCATATTCTTCGTAATACCAGTCTAATAAGTTTTGTGTAGCTGTTGGCCCGAGTCCTGCGTCTTTGCAAGTATCTTCTGTAATATCATCAATGTGATGAAGGTGTGCACAGAGTTTAGCTGATGCAGAACGACCAATCAACTTTATCGAGAAAGCTGGTAGAAGTTGAACTAAGTCAACACTCTTACTAGCTTGAATCTCTCTATATAGTTTTACTGCAAGTTTCTCGGACTGAAGTGCGTCTATCATAGTTTCAAGAGGCATTTCATATAAATCAAAGTAATCAATTAACTGTAATTTATCTACTGTTCTAGGCCCGAGACCTTTGATTTTGAGAGTTGAAGCAAAATGCTCAATCTTTTTACTTGTTTTTCCACTACATTTAGTGTTATGACAGAAAAGTTGGTCTTTTTCCCACACTAATTCATCATTACATGATGGACAATTAGTTGGTGGAATAATTTCTTTCATTTCTTCTCTCATCTTTTTTTATTATGTATATTATAACAAATTTCAGTTGCCATGTCAAGATTTATTTTTTGGAAAGTCCTGGAGAATCAACGAATCAATTTTGAAACACTCTGTATGACCTCCGAACTTAAACATGGGAGAATATTTGTCATGTTGGTACTTTTCATGGAGGTCTTGTTCTTCTGCCCATACAAGGTACAGAGGAGCGTGCCAAGTCTTTTGAATACGAATTTCATACCCCTTAAAACCTTTACTACGCTTTAGTATGTGCCTCCAATCTTTACCTGATGCGATGCCAACTTTGATACATTCTCTTTCAAATGTTTTCTTATTGACTAAAACCACCCCGTAGAGAACTCCATCTCTATCGCATTCTTCGGGGTGATTATCAAAATAAGTTTGATTGTATTTTCCTATACTCATTTATCGTATCTATTTGAAAAATACTTTCTAGTATAAAATACTCTTATATATCCTACTATGGTTAGTAGAACTATGTTTACTGATGTTAATGTGAAAGAACTACTCACTTCTATAACATCTAACATAAACCAATTAGAAAAGAATACTAGAGGGGCTTGTGTTATTAATCCCGACAAGATAGAAAATGATGTTTCTTTGTGTATCATCAAAGTTCTATCATCGGGTCTATTCCAACTTTCTAACCATCTACTAATATTCATTACTCACTGAACCAGTCATAAACTTTATTATCTAACCATTCATCAGCAGGGTATCCTTCTAGCTTTTCTTGAGGTTCATACCATTCAAAGTCATCAGGTATTTCTTCTAACCCTAAAGGTTCATAAACCCAAGCATATACTTCATCTGAATCTAACTCATCAACGTCTGTTATGACTTCTGTTCCATCAATACTCCTATGAGAATATATACTAGCTTTACCTATAAAGTTTCTAAATTCATCTTCATAAGTAAACTTTGCCCAAACTTGTGTGTCTAACACTTCATCTAAATGTCTTACTAAGTTTTCTACTAACGGATAAATAGGACTCCATGCAGAATGTCCACTAAAAACACCGCTTGTGTCCCAATCCTCTATTGAAACCCATTTAGCACCCATTTGTTCGATACCCCAGTTGTACCAATTATCTTCTTCATAAGGTACAGGATATATAGGTAATAAATTTGAATCATACTCTGTCCAACCATGAGATGTTTCGCTAGATATAATAGTTCCTAGTCTAGCTAGCTCTGTAGTAAGTTCATTGGTTTTATTACTATGCTCACTTACTGATAAGTCAACATTAAAATATACGTGATTTGCCATTAATCTACTCTCCTAACTATTCTTGGTATTATTTCACCACTTCGTATTACTTCTACACTGCAACCTTTGTATAAGCCCATATCTTCTATGTATCTTATGTTGTGTAAAGTTGCTTTGCTTACTGTAGCACCATCAATATCTACAGGTTCTAGCATTGCTACTGGAGCAACTACTCCTGATTTGCCCACATTCCATACTACATCAAGAAGAGTGGTGATTACTCCTTTTTGTATTTGTTTAAGTGCATAAGCACCTCTTGGGTGGTGAGAAGTATAACCCCTACTTTCAAACTCAGCATTGTCATTAATTCGAAATACAACTCCATCATCTGGGTATTGAGTCCAATCACTATCCATGACTGTATCAAATCCATACTTACTAAGTTCTTGTAAATCACATGACCAATTAGGTTTTTGAGAAGGGGTAATACCATATGCAATAAAGTGTAAGTCTCTTTGTTTGAATTCCTCAATGTCTTTCAAATTAAGAGCACCTGCTGCATAATTCCTTGCGTTTTTGATTGTCTTTGGTGCTACTACTTCGCCTGTCACTTGGAAATACTCTGGCAAGTCACCATGCATTAATCCAAAGTTTCTAGGAACCATTGTTTCCATTTGTCTTGTTATATCCAGTCCCTTCTTGCCATCTCCTCGTGTCAAGGCTCGGTGTAGTTTGCCGCCTACATAGAGTAAAGATACTGCAGCGCCGTCCAGCTTAGGACTAACAATTACAGTATCTTTATAACTATTAAACGGGTCTTTGATATGTATTTCATTATCAAAGACTTTTTGTAGGGAAAACATTTGAAAGGCATGAGGATAACGGTTATCATTACTAGATGCGCCAACATCTTCATAATTTACTAACTCGGCTAGTCTATCAAATTCTGCGTCAGACATGATAGGCTCTCCATTATAGTATGCAATCGCTGCTCTTCTTAAACTTTCTTTTATATTTTCCATTTATATATTATATCAAAAATAACTTGCGATGTCAAGAAATATTTTTAGTTTAGGTAAATTTCATCTAAAATATCTTTGAAGTGAGTTTCTAAAATATTTTTACTTTCTGCTAAGGAAAGTATTTCTACTAAACCTTCGAATAATCCTTTGGAGTTATTGAAGTCTAACTTCATAGCGACACCGTCTTTGGAGGGTTTGAAGTCTCCGTCGAAATCTAAATAGTACTTTCTAAGATGTAGATACTCTATATCTCGAAAGGTATTTATTGTGAGTCTTATCTGTTCTGTGCCATCTTCGGTTTCTGAAATAATTTTCTCGTATATCTCAGGCGCCTCATGTAGCCTCATCTTTTATTCCTCAGAATTGCACTGAGGGGAACAATGCTAGTTACATTCTTGGGCATCAATAGGCGATAAGAATCTGTATCCCAGCAAAAAAGCAGGACTGTATCATTACTCTCTTTAGCCCTGTTCTTTTTGCTTTGGATATATTTATTATCGAAGTCTAAAGTACAAACATTATACTTTAGTTTTCGAGAGTTGGTACTTCTGTATGTAATGATTGCGTCCCCACATTCATTTACAGCTCGTATGAACTCATCTTTTTTCATTTAATACTCCAATTACTATTAAGAAAACTCTTTCTTCCTAGTAATTGGGTAGTATTAATTAGTCATTGATTGCGTTGATAATCCCTGTGAAATATACTGAAGCTTTACCAGTAAGTTTACTGATAATATCTTCATCAATTTCTTGACCTGCATCACTGATTGCAGCTGTCAATGCTGCTGCTGCGTCAGCTTTACTTACTCTAGTGCCACCACTTGTTGATGATTTGCTAGAGCCTGCTGCAGGGGATTTCTTAACATATACGCCAGCTTTAGTAAGAATCATTCTGACTCCGTTAGGGCTTTCTCCTAACTCTTCAGCAATATCCTTAACAATCTCCATACTTGTTTCTGGAGTTGGTTCTGCGTCTGTATACATTTCAACTGCTTGTGCTTTGGATTCATCTGTCCATGCCATGCGTCTTCTCCTTTTATGTTTGAGAGATTCGGGCATGCCTGGGCACCACCCTGTTTGTTCTCTCATTTGTTGGTAAAATCTATCACTCATAATAAATATTATACAATATTATAAGTGCCGAGTCAAGAACTATTTTTAGTTATCCTAACCAAAATGGTTTTTAATTACATTTAGTTTATCTTCTGCGTGTGCTATAATCTCTACTTGCGTTTCGATCGCTTGTACTAGCTCAGGGTGTTCTCCGATTCCTACTGAAGTTCTCTCATAGGTTTTAATATTAGCGTGTGCTACAGCTATTTCTCCCTCTAGTTTTTTGCATAATGCTTCTAATAAATAATTCATGTTTTATTCCTTAATGCGTTTACATATGATATTATAAATGCTTTTCTCTTTATGTCTGACACAACAATCTGCCACAGTGCAGGTGCCGTAAATAAGAAGAATATACTTAATATAATAAGATGTAAACCCTTGTATTTTTGTACTAGTGCTATTTCATAAGTATCAACTAATCTATTGATTATACTAAATGTTCTAAACATAATCATTAACCATGTTGATAGCCAAAACGCACCAACTACTTGTAGTACGTCCATCGCTTTCTCCTTATTTATAGATGTCTATTCCGTATTCTTTTAAATGTCTTAAACTACCTAAATCATAAGCAAGTGCGTGAGACCAAAATCCGCCAATCTTTTGATACCCAAAATATTTTGTGTCAAAGTCTGTCATAGTAATAACAAATATTTGATACATATTTGAGTTATATATTTCTTTATAATTTGTAGCATGTGCTGTACAATGCTTCTTGATGATAGCTATGGTGTTATACTTGGCGGCCCATACTCTTTCACCAATGTTAAACTCTTCTGCTACACATCTTTCAGGAAGCATTGGAGTTCTATGTCTATAAACTGATAACTCTGTTTTTGGCAACTTTTGAGGAACGCCAATGTTATCAATTAAGTTGCGAACAAAGGTAGTAGACCTAAATAACCCTTTTGCGATTTCTGAGACTGTTTGTCCATCTAAATATCTTTCTATTGCGTCTCTTTTCTCTAGGTCTGTGGCCTTTTTACCTCTGTTCTGAGCTTTACGAGTAGCTCTATACTCTATTATATCCTTATGCTCAGCTATGATACTTCCTAATCTTGTAGTATTATAACTAATATTGAGCATCTCACAGGCAACTTTCTTTGTTATTGGCTTCTCGCCTTCCAATAGTTCAATTACTCTGTTGAGATTAACTTCATCTAGTTTTTCATGTTCTCGTTTTCTAGTCTGTCTCATCTGTGCCTAATAATATAATTGCATAATGAATGATTTTTAATAAATCTAATTCATTTTTGCCGTATTTTTTTCCGTATCTTTTTGCATACTTCATAATATTACCAAGACAAAAACCTTCTCCATGACCTGAATCTA